GAACCTCACGCACGCCACGCTAAAAAATAAGAACACGGGACGACAGGGGACGAGAAAGAACGGGGATAAAAATGTCCTCGGATTTTAAAAAGATAAAAATATGTATATCTATCCATAACAATATTCTACTACTACTACTACTACTACTACTATAAATATATATATATATATATATCCATAGATATAAATTTCGAAATAGATAGATTTAAATAGTATGGATAGATAGATATAATATGGGAAAACAAAGAATGATCTATTTAGACGATGAATTTACAGAATTACTAAAAGAAGTTCCAAATGTTTCAGGTTTGATAAATTGTTTACTTACAGAATATTTCAAAACAAACATAAAAGACAAAAACAAACTTAATGCTCAAAAAATAAATCTAGAAAAAGAAATAACAACAAAAGTAGAAATTTTAGAAAAAGAAAAAGAAAAAATTATAGAAAAATTAGACAAAATAAATGAAGAAGAATTGACAGCAACGCAACTAAAAGCAAAAGAAGAACATAAAAAAGCAAATCGTATTTCTTCTGTAATTTTAAATTTTTCATCTGATGGTGTTGTTCTAACGGAAGAAGAAGCCATAGAATACCTTGATTTATTTGACGCTTCGCTTACAACCTATAGCGAGTTCTTAAAATCAAAAAAAGATGGTCAAAATCTCAATCAAAAAAGCCAATGAACAACAAAGAGAAGCCGACGACGCGTTTTCAACGTTTATTAGGGCTCGCGATAATTGGTGTTGCGTTTTATGTGGAAACGACTATCGCCCTTGTGCTCATCATATTATACCTCGTGAACGTAAAGAATTTAGATACTGCGAAGACAACGCACTAACACTCTGTATTTTCCATCACAAATTTTCTAGGATTATTTCAGCGCACAATAATCCACTCGCGTTCTTCCTATGGCTACAGCGTTTTAAACCTCTCTTTTACGCTGTGGCTGTAGAAAGGACTAAAAAAATTCTTCTAGACGATGGAATACAATTTACTTAAGCCCTGGGAGACCCTAGATCCCTGGCAGAAGGAATATTTAGAGTCAGAGGGTAACAACTTTTTACTAACGGGACGACAAAGCGGAAAATCAACAGCGATGAGCATAAAGGCGGGCGAACTTGCAGCAAACAAACCCAATCAAGATATTTTAATAGTAGCGTTCACAGAAAAGCAAGCCTACGAACTCTTTTTAAAAGTCCTTAACTACTTAGAGGCGAGGTATGGTCACTTAATATGTCTTGGTCGAGAAAAACCAACAAAGCACGAAATAAGGCTAAAAAACGGCTCTATCTTACGCTGCCACGCCTGCGGACAGACAGGAAGCGGACTGAGAGGATACAGCCTGACGAAACTATTTGTAGATGAAGCTGCGCCAATGAGTAAAGAGATTTTTACATCGCTTATGCCTGCACTATCAGTTACAAGAGGAACAATCGACGTATCTAGCACGCCTAGAGGTAAAGAAGGATTTTTCTACGAGTGCAGTTTACGGGACGACTTCAAGAAGTTCTATGTATCGGCTGAAGACTGCCCTAGACACGATAAGAAATTCTTAGAACAACAAAAAAGAACGATGAGTAATTTAGAATATGCACAGGAGTATCTTGCAGTTTTCTTAGATGAGTTAAGAAGAATTTTCCCAGACGAATTAATAAAAAAAACTTGTATTCTTAGCAGACGAGATTTTATGAGTGGTCGTGATTATTTTATGGGCGTAGATGTAGCCCGAATGGGTGAAGATTTGTCTACATTTCAAATTCTTAGAAAAATCAACGACGACAATATTGAACAAGTCGAAAGTTTATCTACTTCTAAACAACTAATCACACAGACAGCAGACAAGGTTATTGAATTAAATAGAGTCTATGATTTTTTGAAAATAGGCGTAGATGATGGTGGTGCAGGCGCGGGAGTCTTTGATAATCTTATAAAAGAAGAAAGCACAAGAAGAAAAACTATAGCTCTTAATAATGCAACGAAGCCTCTTGATAGAGACGGAAAGAAAAGCAAGAGAGTTTTAAAAGAAGATATGTATCTAAATTTATTAGCTTATATGGAGCGTGGAAAACTTAAACTTCTCAACGACGACGATTTAATTTTATCTCTTAAATCTATGCAGTTCGAGTATCAAAAGCGCGAGGGATTAGAGACTAGATTTAGAATTTTTGGCAGTTATAGTCACCACGTAGAGGGTTTAATCAGAGCTTGCTGGCTAATTGCACAAAGCAAAAGATTAAATATATGGATTAAGTCTATATAATATGGAAATTACAGCAAAATATGTAAATACTAAGGACGCAACAGCAGATCCTACTGCGACTAAAGGCTTAATTGTACTTTCTAATGAGGTTTATGCAGAAGTTGAGATGTTAGACTATTTAATTAAAGCCTTAGAAAAATTGAGGTTATCTTTGTAAGATGGCAGAAGCAGGAACACTTTGCACAAATGGTGACGTAGAAAAGAAAAGCGGATCTAATGCAACCGCAACAGCGGACGCAGAAGCCTACACAAATGTTTACATTAAACAAGCTGAGGGTTTTGTTTGCACGCAAGCCCGCTATGATTTTGTGACTAACTATGCTTCGGTTTCAGCAATAGGCAAAGAATTTTTGAGAGATGTCACATCTAGTTTAGCAGCCATAAAGGTTATTGAGTATGATATGAGCGGATACACTTCTAGAACAGAAGCCCAAACTATGCTAGATGTGAATTATGCTGTAATTGTAGAGTGCGTTAATCTTTTGAGAGACGATAAATTTAGAGACTTTATTAAAAGTGGAGTTGTGGCATAATGGCAAAGTTAATGCAACCAAAAAGCTTTTTAAAAAGTTCAGAAGGATCAATAACTTCTTATGATTTTAAAGATATTGCAGGTGGAGAGGGTTACGTAACTTTTTATTTAATGAAAGACGCAGCAGGATATACATTAAGCTCCGAGACCCTTTACTCAGATGTTGTTTCATTAAAGCAAGCAGAGCCGGGAGCTGCTCCTGCCGCAAAACAATTTGATCAAACATTTACATACACCTTAAACACTAATAGAGTAGTTAATGGCAGCGTTATTGTAACAATAATGGCAGACAGTAGCTTCGATAGCGTATGCTCCATAGTTAATTATTTTCATGTTGATTTTATAAGAATAAGAGGCGGAAGTGAAACAGTAATAGCTACGGGAAATACAGTAACTAGAACATATGATGCAACGCCTACTAATGAGTTTTCTAACACTATCGCAATTCCAGTCACAAACTCTGTATTTGTAAAAGGAGACAAAATAGGCATACGTTTACAAAATTGGATTTATAAAACAACAGGTAGCACAGGTATTGTTTTAATAATCGGATTTGACCCAATGAATAGAACAGATATAGTAAATACTCAATTAACATTAACTAAATCAACGGTAAGTATCCCTTTCAAAATAGATAACTAATGTCAGAACTAAACTTAACAAAATCAGCGACGGCAGAAATTCACCAAGGTAGCAATAGCTTTTCAGCTTATGATTATCAAGTTAAAGCCCAAGCCCTAGAATACAATGAGAGCGACGAAGCCGTCGTTTCTTTTCCTAACGCTGCAAAATATTTCGGATATTACAAAAAATACGGACAGCTAAAAAAAGCAATAGATACTCTTATGATTTATGTAGTTGGTAAGGGTTTTTCAACCGACGCTGGCACAGGCGTAATCCTAGATCATATTAACGGTTGGGGAGAGGACACAATCCACTCGATTTTATGGAACTTAGGCGTAGTTTCTATGGTTCAAGGAGACGCTTTTGCAGAAATAATTCGAGAAGAAGGCAAGGAGAAAGGCAAGATATTAAATCTCAAGCCAATATCTCCCGAGCGTATGAAGATAATTTTAAATAAAAAAGGAACTATTGAGAGATACGAGCAAGTGCAAGCAGGAAATACTAATAAGAAACTTAAGAAAGAAGATGTTTTACATATCTGCAATGATAGAATAGGAGACGAACAAAGAGGAACTAGCGTAGTAGAGTGTTGCGAGTGGGTAATAAACGCAATCGAAGAAGCTAGACGAGATTATAGAGTTTTACTTCATAGAAACGTTGTGCCAGTTAGGATCATAGAAGTCGATACCGACGACACAGCAAAACGTAATACTTTTATGGAAGAATATAAAGACGCAATAAGAAAAGGAGAGGTTCTAGTTGTCCCTAAAGGAACTGTTGAAATCAAAGATACTACGCTTCAAATTCAGGATCCTATTGCCTGGATACAAAGTCTAGAGAATTATTTTTATCTTGCCGTCGGTATTCCAAAGGTTATCGCGTCACCTGATGGATTAAGCGAGGGCAGTTCTAAAGTTAGTTATTTAGTTTTCGAGCCAATCTATACTTTTAAACAAATGCTTATGGAGTCTGATTTGTGGAACCAATGCCAATTTAGAATTAAGTTTAACAGACCGCCAAGCCTACAAGACAATATCCAAAGCAACGAAGCTAAGAACACAAGTCAAACAGGTTTTCAACCTAAAGATATGGCAGTAACGCCAGGACGTGAATAATGGCTAAACAAAACCCATTTTTCCCACCTGTAGAAGATAAGTTTAAGCCACCGCAACCGCCAGGATTTTCAAAGTTGCCACCGCCAAAAGTTCCGACACCGCCAGGAATAATCAGAAACGGAGATACGGGAAATATATCGGGCATTACTTTAGACGATGGAACTACACTTCTCGGTCTTAATCCCGCTCAAGTTGAACAACTAGCACAATCAAGACTTAGAGCTACTAAAGGCGGAGCTGCAACTCGAGAGTTCGAGGGAGAAGCCGTCAAGAAACAAGAGCAAGTTCAACAAGAACAACTTATGCAGCAAAATCAACAACTAGCTAATCAAGTTCTATCACCAACGGCTACAACAGCCCCTCAAGCAACAGATTTAAGCCAAAAACAGGCTGGATTTGCAGCAGTAAGAGAAGGACTGCCAGGAGTAGTTAAATCTGTAGGAATTGGCGCAGCTATCGGAGCAGGCGCAGGAGCACCAGTCGCAGGAGTCGGAGCTGTGCCTGGCGCAGTAATAGGTGCAGGAATAGGGTTGGCTTTGGGAGTTTATAACGCGGTTGTCGGTAGTCTCGAAAGCCAGGCGAGCGATAGCATTGCAGGACAGACAAAAGTTTTGAGAGACGGAAAGAATAATTTAAATAAAATTATTGCACTAACAAAAGCAGACCCTCAAAATGCAGATAAATATTTGTCAGCTTATCAACAGCAAAAAATCCAAATTAATGAAGCCTATGCTAATCTAAAGTTAGATACAAGCAGAAGTTCTTTTAAATTTTTAAGCAAAGTTGGAACTCGTGCATTACAAGGCTACGCTAACTTTTATTCACAGGGCGGACTTAATGAAATCTACGACAATAAAATGCAGTTAGCGATATTAGGACAAGGCGCAGATCCTACTGATCTGATGGCTTTTGCAGGAGACGTTGAATAATGGAAGAACAACTTATCTCTTTAGTGACTCAGGTTGGTTTTCCGATAGTTGTGTGCTTATGGTTTATGTTTAAAACAGAAAAAGTTATAAAAGCAAACACAGAAGTTCTATCACAGATATTACTACTTATTTCTAAACGAAAGATTTAAATACTAAGTATTCCTTAGTTTTCTATGGTAACGGAAGATAAAAGTTTAGGTTTGAAGATTGCCGACAATAAAGAGGAAGCATTTTGGTTGGAAGTTAAGGATCGTTGTGAAAAATCTATTGAAAATTCTAAAAGAGCTATTTTACTAGATCAGAATACTTTAAAATTTTGTGAGGTAATGATCAAACAATGCCAGACGAAAACACATTAAGCATTATTGAACGTGCAGAGAAGCTAAACCAGGCTACAGCCGAAGCAGAAACTAGGATAGCAGCTCACAGAGCCACGATTGAAGAAATGGAAACTAAGAGGATTATGGGCGGGCAAACAACAGTTCAACCTACAGCAGAGGTAAAAGTTGAAACTGCAAAAGAATATTCTGAAAAAGTAATGACTGGAAAAATCGGCAAGAAATAAAATGCACGTTATCTTTATTCCTTATGGCAAACGAAGCGAAGTAGAACTTTTATTACGCGATATGGAAGCTCAAAAACATTTTATGCCATTTAAAGAAGGTGGCGGAACGTGGATACAGGGTCAGGTCAGAGTTTTGCCGTTCGGAGTTTACGAGTATGTTTTCCCAAAAGAGGACGCTGACGCAGTTTTGCATACCTTAGATTTTAAGTCAAATCATTACAATCTTTCTAATTATTTATTTTATTTCTTAAGAAAATTTATCAAGAGTGAGATAACTCCTAACTACAAAAAAGATAAACACTATCTTTGGATTAGAGATAACGTCAATATTATTCCAATAGGGATACGTTATGACTCTGAAATCTTTGATGACTTGATCAAGAAAACTCACGAGGCAATATGAAGTTTAAAACAAAGTATAAACTCTGTTTGTGGAAGTCTTATTTTGATAAGGGACTTGGATTAACAAACTACGTGAAATATCTAATTGCGTTCTTTTCTCTTGCTAGCAGAGACATAGAAGCGATATTATTTCTCGGAGCTATCTACGGAGTTTTTTGTTTCTTATTGGGTTGGTGGTGGTATTCTAGCGATTTTATTGAGGCTGAAATAGAAGTTTCTAATAAATTCAACAAATTTGTAAAAGAAATGAGAAGAAAAATTAGTTATTCGGTATAACGAAAGATTTAAATAGTTGCTGTCAGTAGAATAATTATGACAAACGAAGCAGTTTTAGTTTTTGAAACACACAGACCTATCCCTTTCACTTGCGCAGACGGCACAGGAATTGAAAAAGGCGCACTTCTTAAATTAGCAGATCCTATGACTGTTTCAGGAGCAGCTACAAGATTAGATATTTGCGGCGGAATTGCAGCAGAAGAAAAAATCGCGTCAGACGGAAAAACAAAAATCGGAGTCTATCGTGGCGGAATTTTCAAAGTCGTAGCTTCAGGAAGTATAACAGTAGGCGACCCATTAGTAAAATCAGTTTTAACAACTAATCTAGTAGAAACCGCAGCTGTAAACGAAGAAACAGTATGGGGAACAGCTTTAGAAACTTGCACAGACGGAGAAAGCTTTTTTATGGAATTAAGACCGCAGAGGGCGCAACTAGCTTAAAATGGCAGACACAGCAGCACAAGCAGAAATCCGAGGAATTGATATCGTTAAACTCGTAGAGGGTTTTGCAGAAGTTGATATAATTCTTAAAAAATATGTTCGAGTAATGCCTACAACTGCAAGAGAAATCAGATGGTATCAGAAAACAGCAGGATACTTAACTTCTCCTACATCTACAGGAATTACAACAGATATGATAGAAACAGCTTCTAAGGCTATGCCAGTTGTTATTGAAAACTCTTATACAAGACAAACAAGCTATGTAAAGAAATTCTTTGCTTCTTCACCATTGATTAGCATTGAAGATATTAATGATTGTGATCCTGATATTTGGGGCGACATTATCAAGGACGCAGCAAGAGCAGTCAATAAGAAAATAGACTCTAGAATTTTAACTGTCCTAGACGCAGCAGGTTGCGGAACAGCTGCAGCAACAGGAAACGGTTGGAACGTAGACGCAGACGCAGATCCTATTTTAGACTTCCAAAATGCAAAGGAGTCAATAAAGACTTATGGATATGCAACAGACAACCTAGTAGCTTATATGAACCAAGCTGAAGAAAAATGGCTTATTAGATGGCTCATTACAGTAAAAGGTTCAAGCATACCTGGCTTCTCAAGTGATAAAGTAGCTAGCGGAGTAGTTATGGAACTTCTTGGAGTTAAAGTTGTAAGCGACCCTAACAGACCAACTGATACCGTTACAATCTTTAATCCTGACAAAGCGGTTATTTGGAAAGAATTTATGCCTATGACATCAGCTGTTATCGACGAGCCAGGAGTAGGTAAGACTGTCCGAGTATGGGCTGAAGGTGAAGCAATTAGACCTAACCCTTATGCAGTTTTTAAAATTACAGATACCATAAATTAAAATGGCAGCTATTCTACAGGGTGGCGATAGAGACACCATTAATACTTCTCAATTTGCTATTACAAATTATGAGGAAGATTACTCTTTTGATGCCGACACAGCAACTTTAAGCGTAACAAGCAATGTTCTTTCAACTCTTATTAGAGACTTAATAGCTAAGGGCATTGTTAATGGGACGGTGGCATAATGGCACTTGGAGCTTTAACAGCTACATATGTAGGAGAAGCATTGAACGGAAGTGCTGCATTAAAAGCTTTAATTGAAACAATAAATACTGGTGCTGCAACTGCTGGGGCAGACACAACTTCTATTATTGTTATTCCAGTAGGTTCTAAAGTTTCTCTTTGGAAAATTGTAAGAGCAGCAGCTTAGTAAAATTTATATACTTCTTTAATCTTTATAATCTATGGCAAATACAAAAGGCGAGAAAGAACTTAAAACAGATTGGGACGAACTAACTGCCTCTGACAGCACTAAGGCTGTCGGACACGAGCAGACTCTAGAGCCTACAGATAAATCTTTATGTGAAGAACGCTACAACGTAGGGATCTAAAATGGGCGGAAAAGGATCAGGCAGACCGACTGATGAGCAGATTATTAATAAAAATATAACAGTTCAGAAACAAAACCCAATAGCCAAAGATATGTTTCTTCCTAATCTTTCAGGAATTGCTAGAAATGTAAATGCCGTTAATTCTTACGCAAAGCTCGACGGAACTAACCACCCTTTTTCTTACGTCAAGACTCCGAAGATTTATCCCAACGCAGACAGCACAACAGCAATACAAATTCTAAAAGCCGACGGAACAACAAGCGTTCTTAATGTTGATACAACAAACTCGAGAGTGGGAATATTAACAACTCCAATAGCTTCTTTTCACGTAAACGGAAACGAACTAGTAGATGGGGGTTTAACTCAAAGATTTACTTATATGTTAACTACTCCTGTTATTGGGCTTGATATGCAAAGCAACTCCACAGCTTCATTAGCTAATCCTGTCAAGATGTCTCCATCTCTATCTTTTAGAGGACAAGCCTGGAACACAACGCCAACAGCGTCGAGCAAAGTTAATGCTATGGTGATGTATATGAAACCTGTCAGTGGAACTACAACATCAGGCAAGATTACTTTTGCAAATAATACAATAGATGGAACTGCGAATACTACTGAACTTATGAGTATTTTATCTGATGGAAAAATTGGTATCGGAGTAGAAGCTCCTACGGCAGTTAAGGCAGGTACGACAGGAAAGGTTATTGAGATGTTAGCTCCAGCTCCAGCAGGTTCAGAAATAATTATAGGGACAGCAGATACAATTATCGGCTCAGCAGACCAATTTGTCGGAGGTTATATTTTTAAAAATGGAGATACAAGCGGAACAGCGCCCCACTATGCAGGTATGTGGGCTTTAGGACAAGAAACAGGTGGAATGAATTTACATTTTTCAGCGAATAGAGATGGTTATGAAACAGGTGGCTCAGATATGGTTTTAGATGAAGTAGGAGATTTTTATTTTAAAAACTCAGGCACGGGCTTACCTTATGGCTCTTGCTATGGGTCGCATATAGGCTGGACGCAAGCAACAGCAGTTCAGAACACTTGGTACAACATCAGTGACGCAGATATGGC